TTGTGCCGATGTAAGAGCTAGATTGCCTGCTATACTTGATACTTCGGCCTCAGAAATCTGTAGCTGCCCACCAGTGCTAGCAGCAGGAAATAACACATAAGGTTCTGGTCCACTGGCATTGAGTACTAACTGAGCATTATTACTTTTTAGTCTGTCAGGAATCGCAGTAGATTGTATAGTACCATCGGGATAGTATATGCTGCCAGGAATAACTAGATTACCAGTCCTTAACAAACTTAATCGTTTGTTGTTAGTAATTAGATTGATGTCTGTGGTACCACCATATACATTGAGATTGCCGTAACGACTGGTAATTCTTTGTCCAGAATTGAATACATGTTCTTTATAACTAGGTTCATATATCATTGTTTCTACAATGATAGGATACGGTAGCAGAGTCTGATTTTCAGCAGTATGCAATGTTAATTGACTACCAAACGGATTATTAGTACTAGTTGAGGTAATCAATGTAACATTACCATTGGCCCAAATAATTTGCATGGGCGACTTGGTGCCATACTCAACAAATCCACTCCTGTAAAATTCTAACCTAGTACCTGGCGCTATAGCCACATTAGGATCTAGCCCTAAAACATCTAGATTATAAGCAGAAGCTGTTAATTGTGTACCAACTTCACCAATCAAGGTTGGTGTAGGAGTCATTTTGTAAACTGCTTGTCCAACTTCAATAGTACCGGTGACTGTACCTAGTAATATGACTTGGCTGTTGATTTCTGTGTTTGTGGTACTAGCATTAGCTACTATATTAATTGCTGCGTTGCGTTCTTGATATGAACTAAAAGCAATCGTGGTTCTATTGGCATTAGTTGCCCCACCCAATGATGATCCATTTACATCGGTGGTAACTGTTTTTTGAATGCCTAAAGGATTAACAATGTGTACTTGTTCTTCTAATATACCAACATTGGCCTGTAGCACAGCCACATTTGATATAAGACCCTTGTCTATGGTATTGTATATGGTTACTAAATTATTGGCCACAGGAGGGGTAACCAAATATTGTAATTGCGCTAGATATGCAGGATTATAGGCTGTAGTTTGTAAAGTACCATCTTCAAAGCGTACATTTCCATAAACCGGTAACTTATTTCCACCGCTTCCAACCTGTAAGCCACTAGAAGTCACACTAACAGGTACAGTACCAAAATATATTGTACTGGCGCCAACATATAAGTTAGCCCAGGCTTGAGTGGGACTACCAAGATCTTGTAATAAATGAGTTTTAGGTAAAAGGTCTCCGGATATTACTAAATCACCATTAGGCATGAGATTAGCATAGTTTCCAGAGTTGAATAATTGTGATTCTACATTATTCGACAGCAAGGCATTAACATTGGCCACAATCTCAGTTAAACTGTCTAGTGCAGCAGGATCTAGATTGCTTTTGATAAAGTTTAACTGACTTTGTACATTAGCAACTTGATTTGCAAGATAATCTGCACTAGTAACAAGTATACCGCCCGGCGTTACACCATCTTGAATACGCAATAACTTTAATGTAGTGTCAAGCACAAGCTCGCCCAAGGGCCCTGTGTAACTCAGAGCTTGAGCTGTACTTAATCTCTTGATTAGTATTTGTCTTGCGTTGAGGTTTAATATTTGTGATTCTAATGTCATGGTGTGGTTCCGCCGTCAATTGTAAGAAAGTCCGATTGTTCACCCTCTTGTGGTGGCATATCCGAGTAATATGCTGGTTTAACTATCAAATCTAATGGTACTCCAAAACTGTCGTCTATGTACAGTGGTTGCTCGTTGTTAGTAGCTTCATCAATTACCCTAAAAGTCAATTTATATTGTCTACGATTTAAGGAATCGGCCACTGATTTTGGTATAGTAAAATTACCTATGCCCTTGACTCTATTAACAAACGCTAAGCCAAAACTGTATTCAGTGCGTTGTTCATTGGGATTTTGTATGTCTACTTGCACTACTCGTCCGGTCATGTTCAAACTCTTTTGATCTTGGTTCTGTACTCGAACCTGAATTGGATTATCAATTCCTTGATAAATTATAACCGGTTGTGCATACACTTTGCTTGTCCTTATAGTAGTAACCGTAGGATCCCAAAATCGAGCCACGATTAGATTAGAATATAAATATGTTTGGATCGTAACCATTATTTTACTATTTACCGAAAAGTGGAAGAAATCAAAGAGCTCTTAAAACAATACCCCTTCATCACATACTTAAAATATGGCGGCGACGAATACCTCGGAATTATTCAAAATTCCGATGAGCAAATCACAACTATATATGATTTTGGTAGCCTAAGAACCTCAGATCAAAAACAAAAGTTTTTGTCTTTAGGCGAGCAATGGTGGTGGGAATCAAATCGCATGATTCCAATCAATGTTTTTTTAAAAACTGACTGGGCCGAATTTAAATTCAGCATAAAGACCATGAATAGCAAGGATGTTACTATTCTTGTTGGTCCTAATATTAGTCTAAAAGAAATAGCTGCTAAACGCAGCAAGCGGAGATCTATAACATTAGTTAGACGCCCGGTCTAACAAATTCATATGTACCACTACTAAATGTGCATATGCACAGGCATGACTTTTTTTGAATGTATAGGAGTCTGTGTCCCGCAGCCAAATAGACTCGGCTACTTCTGACCATGGTTTACCAATTAAATGACGCTTGCCCGGCCTTATAATGGCCAAAGCCATCATCATTCTCGGTATAGAATCTATTGGCTCAGGCATACGCTGTAAAGTACCGTAATGGCCACCTATGTGTATTAACTGCTCACAAAATGATTTATCTTGTAATTTATACCAAGGCGGAGTCTTATTCATAAGGTCTATCAATTCCTGTTCGTTTGAGATCATTGCATATACCCCAACATTAAGGAAGTCTAGCTTGATATATCCGCGCTGTTCGGCTTGTTTATAATCAATACTGGCTCTAGCAGTCAAAGGATTAACAGGAATGTCAGTTACATACACGCCAGTACGATGAGCAGTGCCGGCATCGATTGATGCTGTTATTGTTTTTATGTGCTGTAAGGCTTGTGCTCTATCAGCAAAATCTATATCAATATCTGACTGAAATTTCATAATCCCGCAGTCGCCAGTACTTGCTTTGCAAAAATTGCATCATCTTGGCAGTCCCGTAGCCTAGATTGCCAATATTCTGGTTCGATAATGCCAATTATGCCCGATACTTGATCCTCATTTAATCGTGACAAAAAGTCAGTACCTGCTTCGCAACTATATAAAATCCATGGGCTGATACGACCAGTAATGATATGATGACAGATACGATTTTCGTTAACTAATGCAAAATAATCACGAAACCCGTTGCGATATTCAGGATGTTGCTCAGTGTAATCAATCATAGTCTGCATACTACGCTCTAAGGCATCTTGAATGTTCTCGGTTTTGATATAATTTAGTAGCCACTCTGCGTAGAGATTATCATGGTGCCATTGATCTAGTCGTCGATTATTTTTGAGCAACCACTTGGTATATGCTGCTAAATTGATACAGTGTATGGCATGACAATGGCGGCCAAAACGAACAAAAGCTGTATAATATGAACTATCAACAAAATCTGCATATGATTTACCGCGACCCGACTGTGTGGTTTGATAAAAAATTGTATAGGCCTGATATCCCCACTGTACACCAATTTCACGCTCTTGCTGGAATCTACGCTTCTTTTCACATACATGCGAAGTCAGTGTGGATTCCTTTACAAAGGTTTTACCACAATAACGACACTGATTCATATGCGTTCTTTGATTTCTTTATCAGTTAATCCATGGTCACGAGCCAATTGCTGGAGATCACTCTTGTCCATTACAGATAACATAATATTCAACTCTGCATGATTTAATTCAGGATACATTTCAGATAAAAACTTATAGCTTTTAGATTCAGTTTTACGCGGCTTGATATAATAATGCCTATGCACCCCCATGCCAGGACTGACAGTGGTACATAATAACCACTGTAGTTTGGGATGACGACTCAAAGAGAAAAAGTGTTTGTTGACTTGAGAGTTATGAGATTCTATGTAATAGTGTTCTAGGTCTGCGTTACCTGTGACATTGGCTGCATATTTGAACATGAGAAAAGTGCTAAACTTACGGCGCTCATTATCATCTAGACTATCATAAAAGTTTCTATCTTTACGATCTAGGCTACGCAATTGATTTTCTAAAGTTAATTTATCTGACATTACCAAGCTCGATTAAAATCTACTACTTCGCTGACACGACTTATGTCTTTGACAAAATATGCACACAATGGTGATTCAACATCATCGTTTATGGGCACTGCCAGCATTTGCCCGGCCTTGAGTTTTGGAAAGTACCATTTTATATCTTGGTAAATGTCTACGATTTCTACTGGGAAAAATTCCGGACGAAAACTATGTATAGGGTTGAAACAAAATGCCGAAAACCCACGATCATTAATTGAAGTTAGTGGTACTACTTCTAGGTCACCCATTTCTTTTTCACCCACTAACAATTGCCAATCCACAGGCATTTTTACAGTATGTTCTCCTATGCGTAACACAAGAGCAGGCGAGTTAAAACTCTCTAAGAAGATCAAGGGTATGAAGAAATAGTCAGGCGATTTGGGATCAGAATTATCTAATACACAAAATCGTAAATCTTCAACCTCATCGGGAATTTCATTAAGGTC